TCCAGATCTAGCGACAACAACAGTTATGTTTCCTGGTCTAAGAAGAGAACCATACATCTTGTTTGTCTTGTCGTGCGGACCCATCATTCCAAACTCAGTAACAGGATTGTTACCTCTATCCTCAATGATATCTTCCATCTCATCGTAGATGTTTACAGGTAGGTCTTCTCCAGTCTCGTAAAGATTAATTCTAGAATTGTAAACGTGATCGGCTTTTTCGACAATCTCATGATAAGCAGTATCTGGAGACACATTCTTCATCTCCTTCGCAATATCTTGAGCCGCTTTGTAGATTCCTCTTCTTACAGAGATCTTCTTCAACTCTTTAGCTGTTTTAGCAACATTACCCTTTGGAACTTTTCTAAGAGCCAAAGACTTTATGTAGTCAGAAGGATTTAAGTTGTCTTGAAAAGACAAACCCATACTAGATATTCTTTGAGCAATAATAACCTCATCTACATCATCACCACTTTGATTAGCTTGTTTGATTATTGTAAAAATAGTTTTATGAAGATTACTCTCTTGAGAATAAAAGTCATCACTATCTATGAAATTAGATATGTCAGCAAGACTATCTGAATCTTTAATTAAGCCAGCTAGTAGCTGTTTTTCTAGTTCTAAATTATAAATCATTTTGAAGAGGGTTCGACATTACCATCGATGAAGTTGACCATGGCTTGCTTGAGTCCAAGCTCCACAATAGAAGAATCATATTTTGAGTATATCATAGGAGATCCTTTCTCTGTGCATAATACTAATATCATACCCTTGTATTTATCAGCGCCTCCGCTTAGTTCGTATATCTGCTCTATAAAGTTATCTGGTATTGAAAATTCTACGTCTTCTTCTTTCATAAGTATATATCTTGGTCTTTAAATAAAGAGGCTGTAACAACATCTGTTGAGTAAATCTCTACCAGCTTTATATCATTTATCTCACAGAAGTCAAGCTTCTTTTGATCTCTTTTGAGTTGTTCTAGGTATTTTAATCTGTTCTTGTGAAAATGCTTGACATACCTAACGTGCTGGTCTCCTTGAACTTCTACTGCTATTTTTTTATTAGCGTTATAGAAGTCCAAGGATAACCTTGTACCAACAATTCTGAATTCTTCAAAGACAATATCATGAACCCAATAGTCTTTTAAGAAATCTTTAATATTTTTCTGGAACTTGCTTCTGCTTTTTTCTTCCCAGTTAATTAAGTATTTTTTAGCTCCTTTTAGGTTCCGTTCTTTTCCTAATGGATCTAAAAACTTCATGTTAACTCCCCAATAGCTTTCTTAAAGTAGTCAACGAGAAACGCAGAGAGTTCGTCGCTATCCTCAATAGTTTTAAATACATTAGCCTCACCCTGAATTTTTTCAGGAAACTCAAGGTTGTTTTCAGAAAGAAGCTCTGTGAAGTCTTCTGTGGTCTTTATCCAAGAACCTTTCTTTGCTAAAAATTCCCAAGCAAACAATAAGTCTACAATCTCTTTCTCAATCCAAATTGATGTCCCAGCTGTCCTACCGTAGCGAACAGGATATGTTAATCTTGTATTGGTTTTTTCATTAGGAGATTTTTTAATTGTCACACTTGCAAAATGCCCGACCGCTGGATTCTTTTGAGCATCCATTTTTTTAATAGATGGGTTCTTAAGAATCATGTCTTTATTGTATCTGGCTTCAAACTCAATGATCCAATTAGCGAAGTGGAGTAGAGCGTTGCCTCCTGTCGCACTTGTTTGTCTGATCGGTGCTTTGCTATAAGGGTCTAGCTTTATGTCTGCTCTGACTTGGGATATAAAAATCGCCATGTGTCCTCTTTTGGCTAGAGCAATTGACATCTTTTTCATGAACGTACCCGCCACAACAGCACCGCCAGCAACCTTTGAAGAATCCTCAAAAGATTTATCTACATCGTTCTTTAGGATGAGACCGTCCACAGAATCCAGAAGGAAACAATATTTTGTTTTGTCGTCATTGTTTGATACTAACTGCCTCATTAGATCTACAACTGTCTCGTAAATGTTTGATTCGAATACAAAGCAAGTACCCTCAACCCAATCTTCGGTCTTAGTAACGAACTTGACGCCAGATCTCTTCTTCATCTCTGGAGACAGGCGCCCTTCTGCTTTAAAGTAAACCCCTTTGGAGTTGGGCAATGTAAGTAGAAAGTTCTTAGCGACCTCTAAAGCCTCTGATGTTTTACCGCCCTCATTCATGCCACAGAATCGATGTAAACCAGGACCGAAGCCTCCCCCAAGATGAAGGTCGAACTGCAGTGACCCGCTAGAGATCTTGTAATCAATCTCTTCTTCGAAGTTATAATGGTCTTCTTTGTTTGCTTTTAAGAAGTTGTCTAATAGGTTTTTTGAATTTAATTTATCGCTCATCTAGGAAGTCTTTTGTTGTTGTTTTTTTCTTTGTGATTTTCTTGTCATCACCATACTTTTCACCAATAGTATAAGAGACATACTTGCTTTTGTCAACTACATAATTAAAAGCCCTGAACTTTTGATCCAAGACTCCTTTTAACTTTGGGCTAATAAGATAAGCTAAAGAGTCAAACTTTTTAGGAAAGTTTATTATACTCATAAACTCCTCTGAGTAACGATCACACAGATCGTTGAGCATCTTCATCTCTCTAGCGTAAAAAAATCTTTTAGCGGTCTTTGGTTCCTCAACCAAACGGAGAAGAGAAGCCCTCTTGTTCGTAGAGGGCTTCTTTTTTGTTTTCTTTTTAGGTATGGTTTTGGAAAACTCAAAACCACAAGAGCAAACAGCCTGTCTTATGCCGACAAAGCTACCGCATGAATCACATTCCTTTTTACCCCTAGGCATGAGGTTATATTAACCTATACCTAAATCATTGTCAATCATCTTTTTGACAAGACCATAGAAGTCTGTTTTCCTTACCCAGCCCATTTCTTTTTCTGCAAGACTAGGATCACCGAGAAGCAAGCTAACTTCAGCTGGTCGATAGTATTTAGGGTTGATTGTTACAAGCACTTGATCTCCATGCATGTATTTTTGGTCGAGACCTTGACCTTCCCAACGGCACTCTTCTGCACCAAATCCAGCAAAGCCAAACGCAGCCTCTACAAACTCACGAATAGTATATGTCTCGCCAGATGCTAAAACATACTCTCTCAAATCTTCGTGCGAGTTTGCAGGTTGATTTAGCATTAGCCAAATGCCAACCACAAAATCTTCTGCATCTGACCAATCTCTTTTAGCTTCTAGATTACCAAGCTGAAGCGGTTTGGGTGTTTTTCCGTCTCTGATCTCCTTGACAATTCTGGAAACACCTTTGGTTACTTTGCGGGTAAGGAATTCTTCGCCCCTCCTTGTTCCTTCGTGATTAAATAGCCAACCTTGAATGGCGTATAAATTATAACTTTCACGCCAAACTTTAACTAGATGTCTTGCAGCAGCTTTAGATGCTCCGTATGGGCTTCTTGGGCGCAGTGGGTGAGTCTCGTCCTGGGGAGAGGTTACGACATCTCCAAACTCCTCTGAGGAACCAGCATTGTAGTACCTGCACTCTGGACAGTGCTTGCGGATAGCTTCAAGCTGATATAGTACCGCCATACAATTTGTTTTCATGTGGTTCTCTGGCATATCCCAGCTAACCCCTACAAAAGAATTCGCAGCAAAGTTTATAAAGTAATCAGGCTTTTCTTCCGAGATCACACGATCAACATTTGATTGATCAGTTATATCAAGATCAATAAGCTTAAAGCGATCATTGTTCTCTAGGTGTTTGATGTTATCATGGTTTTTAACAGAAAGCCTACGCACACCAGCGATTATATCAATGTCGGTATTCGCCAACAAATAATCCACCATGTGGCTTCCGTCCTGACCTGTAACTCCTGTGATTATTACTTTTTTCATTCATTTATACTATCTACAAAGTTAATAGTTTCAACCCAATTGTTAAATTTATAGCCTTTATCGTCTATATATAAAATAGCCCTTGGCTTCTCTATAACCACATTTTTAATGTATTGGTAAAAGCCATTTTCTTTCAACCAGTCTACCACATGCTCTTTACCTGTCTTTCCGTTGATTAAAGGTCTGTCCTTAGATGCTTTTGCTGTAAATATAATTATATCAAAATTTTGGCTTATTTTTTTTATTGAATCAAGAGAACCTTCTATAGGTTCATCATATACAGTCCCATCAAAAAAACCTTTAGAATTTTTGTGTATGACTCCGTCAAAATCTATTGCTATTTGACTTTTGTTTTCTATCTCTTGTAATTTTGTATATTCTTTTAAACTCATTGTTTTTATTTATATAAAAATTTAGCAAATTCAAAATCAATTTTAGTATCAATGTCTATTTGCTCGTCTTCATCTAGAATATAGAGGAGGGGGTTTTTACCAACAATATTCTGCCTTTCAATCATGGTTTCTTTTCCTATAATACCAAAGCCAAAAGTAAGTTTTTTAATGTCGGGCAAATCTTGGCTATTGGGAACTTGACCTTTTTCTATATTGTAGTTTAGAGGTTTACCGTCTCTCCACAAATATTCTTTTACCAAGCCTACAGAATTACAAGAATCATTTTTTGAAATATTGAATCTATTAATAGCATCTATAATTGTTTGTTTTTTAATCATAGGAGAAGTACAAGGCGCATGAATTATAATGTCTGTATCTGTTGTCTCCGCTAGGTTACTAAAAAATTCTGATTGAGAGCATTCTGAACTTGCATAATAATCATCTCTGAGAAAATATGAAACGCCGAGGTTTTTTGCTATATCGATTGCTACATCTGAATCTGTATTAACAGTAATATTGTCGATTAAATCTATTTCTTTTAAAAATTCTATTTTGATCTGCAATAAAGACTTACCTTTGTGAAAGTTTTTAAAATTTTTGTAAGGAACTCTTTGGGAACCTTTCCTGATGGGTATTACTGCAGTTATTTTTTTTCTACTCATGGCAATTGTTTAATTTACAGTCTTTGTTTTAGAGTCTCAGAACGGGAATAATACTCTTCTGAAATTTCTTTATACTTTCTGTATTTAAAATCTAACCAAATAGATTCAAATTCAAACGCCGAAGTTATGTCATCCTTTAATTCAGAAATGTTATCAACCTTAATAATTGTATTTCTTGTTTCTACGTAATCAATCAATTCTTCTTTTTTAAGCTTAGAAATAAAATCAAAACTGTCAGGCGACAAGTTGCCACCCATAAGAGTTTCTAATCCGTAAGACTTTGCTTTTTTCATTATCTCATAAGTTTTATCAAAGATGAAATCTGAATTAACAAAGGATTTATCATGTCCGTATGATTTAACTAAATCTGACCGTCCAACCACCACGCCTGATAACATTTTTGATGATGGAGAATCTAATATTTTATCAATGTTTTCGTAGCCAGTCTTACTTTCAATGTTTATATAAAATTTAATATTAGTAATGTTTGATACAGATTCTGTAAATTTTTGTAATGCAAATTCTGTTTCAATCATAGGAGCAACAATACCATTGACCCCCATTAGTTTACATTGATGTATGTCGGATTTAGCCTCGCAACCACCTATTTTAACACTTAGCTTTAGGTTGTTAATCTCAGTTGCTTTTCTTATTTCTTTTACATCGTCTAAAAGGCTACCTTCATCTTCAAAAGACTGTTTGATACCGATTAGGTTTTTATTAAACAATCGTTTGATCGTCTCTTGTATGTTAAGATTATTATTTTTCATAATGAAATTCTGGTTATCGAATCATCCAAGTAACAATCTTCGCTTTCTACACATGACAAATTAACACCATTCTTTTTAAAAAAAGAATTAATTCTGCGACTGTTCATTATTGACTCTTTGTTTTCTCCAAGGTAAAGCGATTGAGCTGGGTTTAAGAACATTACTCTTTTGGATTCCCGATAAAAATGGCTGTATTGACCTTCGTCTTTACTGTAATCCCAACCCGCTGTAACTATTTCTTTAATGCCAAGGTTGTAAAAGAAACTCAATACAATCTCTGTCATTATTCCTGGACCCCAATATTTGCCAATATTATCTATACTAAAGAAAAACTCATCGCTTTCCACATCTTTCATTTTCTGTGGGTGATTAGACATGTGAAAAAACATATCTATATTTTGACCAGACCATAAGCCACAGTCTTTATTATTAGGCGAGCAACATATAAATTTTGATTTTTCCCCCTCGTATCTTATTAAATTATTACAATTAAAGAACTGAAAGTCGCTATACAAGCCAAAAGGTACATAGGATTGTTTGATTGTGGCTATCAGGTGGTCTTTAGATAGCTCTTTTACTTTGTCTTCTGTTATTTTTGATAAAGATGGTCCACAACCAAGTATTAAAACTTTGTTTTTTTTATTTTGTTCCTTTACTTTATTAAATATTTCTAAAACCTTCATGTTAAAAATGTTTATAATAATTTTCGTTTTGTGATTTAGCCATGTTAGCAAAAGACTTTAAGTTTAGATTTGAAAGGTCGACATCAACATAAACCTTGCTTTTGGGATCTGCATATATATTGCCAAACCTAGATATATCAAAACACATATTCACATGATCACAATGTATATCAGCACTCCATTTAACTTTATTAAATACTTCCGACTTAATCACTGCAAACCCGCCGAAAGAAGACATGGTTATTATAGGTTTGCCAAGCTTCCAATTAAACTGGTCGTCACTTTTATAAGATGGACAGTCTGACCAGTAAAGACCTTGATTGCCGTGACGATCTTTAAAAGCGTAAGAATCGTAATAAGAATCAGAACAACAACCAAAAGTCAGGTCTTCAATATTCTGCCTAGAGTTAGCAGTAACCATCACCGCATTTTCACTTGTATTAAGAGTATTAATCTGTCTTAATAGATTATCTTTGTCAAATTTGATGTCAGAATCTATCAAAAGAGAATAATCACTCTCGTTATCCCGAGCGAGCTTTTTACTTTCATTTCTGCACCTACACAAAAACTTCATTCTTTTTGGGTCAGTAGTCCTGCCAAATTTTTGCATCTGAAGGTTTTCGGACTTCAGTTCTCCAGACCTGCTTGACAACCACTCGTCAAGAATTTCAACTGTATTATCTACAGAATCGTTCTCGTAAAAATAATACGAGAAATCAAAACCAGACAAAGATTCGAGATCCTCTAGCTGATCTAGGGTTCTTGATATGGTTTTTGTGGAATCTCTCCACAGGCAAAATACAGATACTTTCTTATTGTGGGTCACACATGATTATAAATCAAATGCCGTCTTCTTCAACTATTTCACAATCTTTTAAGTGATCGTAACCACTAAAGTAATCTTCGTTCTCAATAACGGATGATTCATCCCAACCCCACTCACTCAATAGTTCTTCTTCGTCCCACTCAAGAGCTTCTGAAGAAACAGATTTGTTCACAGGCTTCTTGCTCCACATCTTGCAGGACCAATAACGAGGCGATGTTTTGTCTTTCGCTGTATCACACTTATGTCTAGCTCTAAAGCTACGGCGACGATCAGGATCATCCCTTTTGATCTCCATATTTGGATCACCAAACTTAACTACAATAACGTTGCCTGTTTTGGGGCTTTTAACATAAACACCAAATTTCTTTTTCTCGCCTTTAAGTCTAAATGGTTTATTAAGTGTCTTTTTTTCAGCTTCTGAATAAAATAATTCTTCGCACTCAATGTTTTGGTCCCATTTTTCTACTCCAGCCTTAACTAAATCCAGGTTTGCTAAATTTAAATCTAGATCTGAAAAAGAAAAGAACAAACAAGATCTTTCACTTTCCTCACAGTATTCATTAGATATAATGTCTTTTTCAGACTGAATATATTGTTCGTCGACGTTTTCGCCTCTGTTCATCTTCAAAAACATATTTACCCGAGCCATAGCCCATTGGCTTTTAGTTTTACCAACTCTGTGAGTTGAATTATACGAATCAGAACCCCTTAAATAAACTCTCTTTAATTGATCTTCTGATACTTGATTTTCGTAATGATCATTATGTTTCTGAGCCTTTTCAGATATAATGGAAGATATTATTTGAGAAGCCTCTGATGAACTTAGATAATTATCCTGAAGATCCTTATTTAGCTCTTTGATTTGTTTAGAAAAATCGTATTCCATTATGTTAATTTATTACACTAAAATTTTATAATAATGAAATGTTAACCTTCGCAAGACGTACATTCCATGATAGATTGAGCGAGGGCTTGGCTTGGATTTGTGCTTCTTTGGTAGTAAAATCCCTTGAGACCCATTTCCCATCCCAATATCATAAGATCACTAACCTCCTTTGGGGAAGCTTTAGGGTGAACCATAAGGTTCAAAGATTGACCTTGATCAATATATTTTTGCCTTTGGGATGCTTGGATTACAATTTCTTTTTGAGAAACCTCTGAGAATGTTTTAAATACATTTTTTTCATGCTCGTCTAAAAAGTCCAGGTGCTGAACGGAACCGTCCTTGAGTAAGATAGATTTCCATACCGCTTCTGTGTTTTTACCTTTAGATTCTAGAAGTCTTTCTAAATGAGGGCTTCTAATAGTAAATTTACCTTTTGCTGAATTCTTTGTATAGTAATTAACTGTTGGTTCAATACCCTGAGAAACCTGACCAAGAATCAAAGAGCTTGTAGTTGTAGGTGCAACAGCCATTGTGGTTGTGTTTCTGCGACCATAACCTTTAAGAACCTCTGGCTCACCAAATACTTTAGCTAACTCTTCTGTAGCTTTGTCTGCTCTTTCTCTAATTGTTCTAAAGATTTCTGCATTTTTTAGCTTTGCCTCCATGCTTTCAAAAGAAATCATTTTGTCCTGTAGATATGAATGCCAACCAAGAACGCCCATACCTAAAGCTCTGTGACGCTTTGCAAAATTATGATCGAACTCCATATAAGGAATATCCTCTGTCTTCTCAATGTATTCTTCCATAACAGAATCAAGGAAGTAAACCATAGTTTCAATAGCATCTGTTTCTACAATTTCATCCCATCTTTCCAGATTTAAGGAAGACAAACAACAAACAAAAGACTCTGCTGGTGAAGAAGGTAAAGAAATCTCATTACATAAGTTAGAAGCATAAATCTTCATGTTTTTGTCCTTATATACTTGAGGGGCATTCTTATTGGCTGTATCTTGGAAGAATAAGTAAGGATAACCAGACTCAAATTTCTTCTGAATAATCTTTGCCCAAATCTTGCGCTTTTCAATGTCTCCGTTTTTCATGCCTTCCATCCAATCGTCTGTAATTGTTACAGCAAATGATAAGTCTTGAATAGGGTGACCGTCAGACCTGATACGAAGAAACTCTTCGATATCTGGATGATCAACAGGAAGGTAAGCAGCAAAAGAACCTCTGCGAACACTGCTTTGTGATACAACAGATGTTACCTTATCAAAGAGTTCCATGAAATGGACAGATCCAGAAGAATTGCCTCCAGTGCTAATGCTGTCGCCTCTACCTCTTAGCTCTCCAAAATAACCAGATGTACCTGCACCATGCTTGGTTTGCATTCCTACTTCTGACTGCTTAGTTAGGATACCCTCCATTGTGTCTGGCACAAAAACGCCATTACAAGAAACAGGCAATCCTCTTTCTCTGCCATAGTTAGCCCAAACAGGGCTAGACAAAGAATAAAAACCAAGAGACATATAATGCTCAAACTTCTCACAAAGATCAGAGAATTTGCCTTTGTGATCTGCTGGAGCGCGAGATACGAAGTCTTTCTGAAAAGATTCTCCAACACTCAATACCCTACCTATCAAGCTTTCGCCATCAAGGTATCCTCTGTTTAAAATCTGTTGCGAAGTTTCGTTGTTCCAATAATATTTTTTCATGCAAATACGCTATCTAGGTCAAATGTTTGTGATTTTTTTGAATATTCTACAGGTCGAGAATGGAAGAAATCTGTCGAATTGTTTCCCATTAACTCCTCTTCAAACCACATTGTATCCTTAATAATGTCATTGTCAACATCAAATGCCTTCTTAAATGAAATTTGTTGTAAAGAGTCATTAATACGATCTTTGATGAACTCTTTGAGAAGGGGCGCACTTAAACCTTTTTCGTCGATACCATTTACCATCCAATCAATAATCTTAGCTTCTGCAATATAAGCTTGCTCTGCTTCATGAAGAATTCTTTCTTCCAACTCTTCGTCAAAAAGATCAGGATGCTCTTCTCTAATAGTATTGATAATCTTAATACCCACTTGAGCGTGAATATTTTCTTCGTTTCTAGTATATCTAACCTGCTGTTCTGTATCTTTTAAAACGTTCTTGTTTCTCGAAAACCAGTTAATTATATAAAACTGGCTCATTAGAGAGACGTTCTCTACAAAAAGAGTAAACAATATAAGAGAATATACATACTGCTTCTTGCTGTCTTTGTAATATCTATGATTGTATTTACGCAAATAGTTAACCCTACCCTCAATAAAGTCTAGCTTAAGGTTCTCTTCAAAAATATCCTCCAAACCAAGAACTTTCAATAGACGCTCATAAGCGTTATTGTGAATAACTTCTACGTTAGCCATTACATAACCAAGGTCGGTAAGAGATGGGTGCGGTAAATTGTCACCCAGTTTAGCCCAGAATTTCTTTACAGCGACCTCAATCTGACCGATAGCTGAAAGAGTCCTTATAATAATCTCCCTTTGCTGGTCATCCATTGTTATATTAAAGTCTTGAACATCAGAAGAAAAGCTGAACTCTTTGTCGGTCCAGAAACCATTATGCATTACCTCGATAAATTCTTCTGCCCATGGGTAATGATTAGGTTTCCTTGATATCTGCTCCTCGAATATGCTCATATTATTGTATTATTATTGTTGTTGTTAATTGATTCTTGACCGCGATCCAGTCCCGAAAGTAATCGCTGGTATGAATTACACTTTAACCTTTTTTAGTTTCATGTCAACAGCAAAATATACTAACTTTTTTCACTTGAAAAAAAAATGAACTTTTTTTGGAAAATAAGTGGAACGATTTATATAATAAAAAAACGGTAAGCAAAAAGGGTCTCGTAAAACAAACTGCTTCTCGGTTGAAATTTAGGAATCCTATAGAACTTCTATTAGAAATACTATAAGATAAGCAAATACAATACAATATACGCAATAACTAATCGATAAGTGATTTATCAAGGGTAAAGAATACTTTTACGTATAGTATATACTAACCTATATTGTATTGTATAGATTCGTTTTATTTATTTAATAAGTTTTGTAAAAAACACTTGACTATACCTATTAGTATGTTAATCTTGTGTTATAAGATCATTGAAATGAGTTTAGAATATAAAATTATAGGAATAGCTGGTAATGCTAGGTCAGGTAAAGACACTCTTGGTGAAAACTTTGAGACGATACTATTAGACCAAGGTATTAAATCGCAGAGACTTTCATTTGCTTATGAGCTAAGAAAATCTGTAGATAAGTTCTTGATTGAACAAACTGGTATATCTGCTTTTACTAAAGATAAAAAGGAGAAGGATCTGATTAGACCATTCTTAGTTTGTTGGGGGACAGATATAATGAGAAGCATAAACAATAATATTTGGGTAGAAAAGATAGAGTCATCTCTAAAAGATGACGTTGTCAATATAATTACAGATCTTCGTTTCCCTAACGAGCTTGATTGGATCAAAAAACAAAAAGGTTTTTCCGTTATGATTAAAAGACAAGGGGTCGAACCAGCTAACGAATACGAAAAGGTTTATAACGAACAGATGGTCAAAGATATAGATCTTGATTTTGAGATCGGTAACTTCGAAGACTCTAAACTAATACAACTCACTGCAAACGAAATTTTAAACTCTTTGATTAACATAGAAACATACAACACATGGAAAGCGACCTGTCACTCATAAACAAGATAAAGAACGATGGTGACGACAGTTGCCTAGTTGAACTTATAAATAGGCACTCTGGTATCTACGTCTACATTGTAGACAAATATACTAAACATAAAAATTCTCCTGTTAACAGAGACTTAATTATGGACGATAAAGACTATACTATATATCAATCAGCCCTAGATTACAACCCAGACAAAAACAGCAAGTTTTCCACTTTCTTGGCTAACCAAACAAAATGGAAATGCTTAAACGCCATAAATGCACTCAAAAACAAAAGATTCTCAAGTATGGATAAAGTTTATACGAAAGTCTCTGATGAGGATGATTCTTACGAAATTCTTTCTAAAATGGAGGCTTTTGATGTGTTTAGCGAGATGCTTGAAAAAGAAAGTGACCCTAGAGTAAAAAAAATCATTGACATTAGATACAACACCACTAATAATAAGCTCATACCTTGGAGAGAGGCTTCGAAAGAATTAAATCTCAGTATTCAAGGTTGCATCAACATCCACAACAAATTCATTAATAAAGTAAAAAACAAATTCGATAACAATTATGTATAACACAATAGTAGCAGCAGGATACCTAGTCTCTGATCCAGAGGTTCGGGAAGTTAGTTCCAAGAAGTTTTGTAAACTTCGTATGTGCGTCTCATCAAACAGAGCCAAAGAGCCTTGTTTTATTGACGTAGAGTTCTGGAACAGGCAAGCAGAGATTGCCGAGGAGTACCTTAAAAAAGGTAGAAGCATCATCGCTCAAGGAGAACTTCGTTCTTCATCTTGGGAAAAAGATGGTAAGAAGAATACCAAGCAATTCATTGCTGGTCAGAGTTTTCAATTCTTGAACGTCTCTCAGCAAGACGAAGAGAACAAGCAACAAAGCTCAGGTTCTTCAAGCAAGCAAGAAGAAGACGTACCGTTTTAAATGAAAATTCTTGTAGAAGCAGCCCTTAATTCGTTGAGTTTCGGCAATGTTAGTTATAACGTTGTCCGAGAACTCTTCGATAAGGGTCATGAAGTTGGGATTTTTCCCATAGGTGAACAGGTTGACCTTTCATCTTATTCTGTACCAGAGGACTTAGCTAAAAAAATTCAAGAATCTATCAACAATAGATTTGACTATCTCTCTAAGGATATTCCATCTTTAAAGATATGGCACTTGAATGGTTCTGAAAATAGAAAGAATCCTGAGCAATACTTATATACTTTTTACGAATGTAGCGAACCTACAGATGTAGAAAAGAAGCTTTGTAACGCTCAGAATAAAACTATATTTAGTTCCTCATATTCAGCAGACCTTTTTGGTTCCGAGTATGTTCCACTTGGTTTCGATAAAGATTTTCACAACACCCAAAAAACATACCTAGATGGAGTCATCCATTTTGGTTTGATGGGTAAGTTCGAAAAAAGAAAAAGAACAGGGGAAATTATTAGAGCTTGGGCTAAAAAATATGGAAACAACAATAAGTATCAACTAACCTGTTGTATTTCAAACCCATTCTTTAAGGAGGATGAGATGTCTCATGTTTTAAATGCAGTGCTAGAAGGCAAGCAATATACTAATATTAATTTTCTTCCTTTTCTCAAGAAAAACTCTGAGGTTAATGAATTGCTAAACGCAATTGATATTGACCTAACTGGTTTGTCTGGGGGAGAGGGTTGGAATTTACCTTCTTTCAATGCAACGTGTCTTGGTAAATGGAGTATTGTTTTGAACGCCACATCTCATAAAGATTGGGCTACCAAAGAAAACTCAATCCTTGTCGAGCCTACTGGTAAGTTTGATTGTTATGATAATAAGTTCTTCATTAAAGGATCCACCTTTAACCAAGGTGAATTTTTTGATTGCGATGAAGAAACTATAATTTCTGCAATGGAACAAGCCGAAGGTAAGGTGGGTCAAATTAACACAGAGGGACAAAAGTTAGCGGAAGAAATGTCCTATTCTAAGACAGTCGACGGCATTTTATCCCATATTTCCTAGGTTTTTTAACTGGCATACAATATGCAATAGTAATATATTATGACTACATTATTCGAAGAACTATTCAAACCAGACACAAAATCTTACCCTAGAAATTGTAACTGGATCAAAAGCAGTGACGACGTTTACACAGCTGAGTTTGAACTCGCTGGCTTTTCAAAAAAAGAAGTAAACATAACCGCCACTAACGATGTTTTAAAAGTAACAGCAAATAAAGGAGATAAAGAAAAAACATTCTCTATTTCTTTAAACGATTTAGTTATTCCTTCTGATATCTCATCTAAGATGTCAAATGGTCTCCTGACTATTACCATGCCCAAAAAGCAAGTTAAGGAATCTGTGTCTATTAAAATTCAGTAAATCAAACTATTATTAACCATTAAAAAATACGGGCAGTAGAAATACTGCCCGTATTTGCATATAATATACTATGCCTATATACATTTACAAACACCCAGAACTAGAAGATTACAGAGAAGAGGTTCAAGGAATGAACGATAAGCACACATACTTCGATTCTGAGGGGCTTGAATGGAAAAGGGTATTCACTATACCAAATGCATCAATAGACTCTCGTATAGACCCGCATAGTTCTAAAGAGTTCATCGATAAAACTGGAGGCAAAAAAGGGTCTTTTGGTGATATGATGGATTACAGCAAGGAAATGAGTCACCTTCGATCTGAATCAAACGGAGGAGTCGACCCTGTGAAAGAAAAATACTTCAAAGAGTATGCAGACAAAAGAAACGGAGCAAAACACTTCGATGAAATAAAACAAAAAGGTCACAAAAGTGACGTTGTTAAGGTTGATTATGGTAAAGACTAATCCACACGGGATTTAACATTCATCTTTTCATCCTCCACCGAACTCTTTGCTAAAGTTTTTAAACCAGTTCTCTATAGCGTCCTCTATGGTCAACCCTACGGTTTCATAAATTTCGCCATCCTCATCTTTATAATGAGCTAAATAAGTATTGCTGTTTCTTATTTTCTTTATTTTTGGTTTTATTTTCACACTCTATACTTAACCGATTGAATTCTGTATTACTTCTATTGCGTTAACATCTGGATTATTTACAGAACCCTTAACAAATTTAACCCTAACAGACCCATCTGTAACTGTTATGTCAAAAGTTTTAAGGTAGGCTATATTTTTTCCGCCAGACTCGATAATTTTATCCATATTTGTTATAACTTCTGTATCATTAATAACAACACTGAAAATACGACTTCCTGCGTTTGAGTAATATAGCTCTGCAAAATACAAGTTAACAGTATATTGTCCGTTTTGAACAGGGAACGTCCATATCATCTCCAAAGCCCCACTATCATAGCGTTGGCTGAAGAACACATCTTCAGGAACGTAAGATTGAGGAGGTGTTGATATTGTTGAGTTGGTTATTGTCGGAGTGCTCGGTATATAAGTATCACTACCTGAATCTGGGCTGTTGTTGTATTGAGACGGGGAAGCTTTAAGGTCTGGTTCCCAATCTATTCCACCATCAATAGCCGTGATACTAGATCCTCCAGCATTGACTCTGTAAAGAACAACAGGATCTGAATTGGTTCTATTGTTTATTAAAATGTTTTGAGACTCTTTTTGAATGGGTCCAGAAGTACTTGTTGTTCTTATTTGAATCAAAAATGGATCTAAATTATCGTCAGAATCTTCGTCTAGCTCTGGAGTAACAGTAAATGTCCCCTCTTCACCTGTAACAATAAAACTTCCGCTGCTAACAAGAAACTCAGAAGGGTTGGTGACAGTCCAATACAATACAGTCGTGTCCACAACGTTTGGGGTGGAGATCGTAACAACAAGGTCAGAACCTTCGTCGATTGATTCTGGCAGTGTTGGGAAAATATAATCAGACGGGTCAGTTATATCTATTATTTCTATTGAATCCGAATTACCAATCACAGAATTTGAAGAATCTCTTATTTGTATTGCGAAACTTTCCCCAGGATCTTCACCATCGTTTTTTTCTGGCTTTATATCAAATGTGCCAGTATTATTGATTAATGAAAAAGAGCCATTACTAACAATGAAATCTGTTGTGCTTGAGAGATACCAGTAAAGAGTTTGGTCAGGGCTGTTTGTCGTATTTATTGTGACAAACATAATAGAACCCTCATTAACTTGAGAGTTGTGAACAAAACTGAGAGTCGGAGTTGTGTCTGTTATATTGATTGATGAAGACGTTTCTTCCGCAGGTCCACCTATTGATTTGCTTATTTTTATTTGAAAAGTACCATTGTCACCCGAAACCTCATTTGAGTTAGGTGAAACATTAAAAGACTCAGTCGAATTGTTCATTACCACACTGCCACTACCCACATTAAAGCGTTCTTGGTTTGTTACGCTCCAATACAGAACAGTTCCAGAAATAACGTTTTCTGTTATTAAATCAACCGAAAGAGAAGCGCCTTCAGCCACAGAGTTACTTCCTGGCAAGATTTGATAAGTGGGGGGATTTAAAACATCGTTAATTGTTATTGGGTCAGATGTGGCAACTACATCTCCAGATATTGAATCCGTCCTTATAGAAAATGTAAATGTTTCTCCTGGGTCTACAAATAAATCTGTTGTTATAGGTATTAAAAAAGTACCTTGATTAGCTATTATAGAAAAACTTCCGCTCGACTGATCTATATCATTTTGCTCTGTCGAAGACCAGTAAAGAGTAGTGTCGTCTACATTTAAAGCATTAACAGTAACAAACAATGAAGAACCCTCGTCTACAGATGTGTTACATACTATTTCGTAAGATGGGTAGACATCTAATATGGATATATAATTTGAGTATCTAAGAATATCTTGGTAAGCCGCATCGGAAAACAAACCTATAAAAAACTTTTCTGTGTTTTCTTCTAATTCGTCTGTATTTATGGTTATATTTATTTCGCCATGATTATCATTAATAATTACAGAACCAGAAACTGAAGATAAGTCAGCCGCTGTTAAATCTCCAATTTGACTAGGGTCTCCATAGACCCCCCAATAAAGAACCGTTCCATCTTCCACGTTTTTTGTAGTGACCGTTACTGTAACCACCTCTCCTTCCAAAACATTTATAGGGGAAGACAAAGAATAAGTTTTTTGTAAGTAAGTACCTTTTTCTTTCCACAAAGCTATTTCCATTCCTAGTGTATCTGGGTAAGTATCCCCAATTGATCCGTATCCGTCTATATATTCTGGGGCTATATACAACTTACCAACTGGACCATCGTAAAATGGATTAACAGGAGAATTTGTACTCGTTGTTCCGAAAACACTCTCAACTGGCAAGTTTATATAAATATCATTTATACCATAAGACTTAGTAAAGGAGTTTTTTCTTATTCCTGTGAAACTATCAGGTATAACAAGATCTCCAACTAAACCACAATCATAAAAGGCATAACTACCTATTAAATAACCTGGGTCTTCATTCTGCATGAAGTCTACAGATTTAACTTCGCTATTTCCAGACATAAATCCGACAGGTACAGTATTAGAACTATAATCTAATACGTTACCATTTGCATCTAAAGCTATGGTGTAAAATTTATCTCTTCTGTAGGACTTTACTTTCATTTTTTATTTATTGTCTACAGAAAAAGAGAAAGAAGCAGAATACTGCATTTCATCATTTACCGTAGTGTTATATTCAAAATTCTCCAACTTAGCTCTATCAAATGTAAATTCAGAATAAGTTAAACCCTGACAATCTTTTACAGTCAATGAAAATTCATATGTAGACTCGTTAGCCAACAAACCAGATATAAACCCCGTCTCATAACGACTCACCAAAGAAGAAATGTTGATTGTCCCCCTTGACGGGTACTGTATTTTCCTGCCTTTGACATAATCAGAACCTAAGCCATGCAAATCAACCCTGCTGATTGGAATATCTATCGACATAGAATTTATCAAATGATTGTCTATATCTATATTCTGTCCACCGACCTGTATGTTTTGAAGCTCTATAGTAAGATCTCCAGGAGAAGCTGTTACTGGGTTAGTTAAATCTAAATCAAATAAGTTTCCATAAAAACCTTGTTCTACTGTTTTTGTTTGTGAACCGATGAAGTTTCCTACGCCGATATTATTTCCAACAGATAAATTTATAGCTGGAGACTGAGTAAGACCAGTGTAATTCTCAGCTGTCATATTTGAGCATTTGAATTTTGTTGAAGCCGTGGGTAATGACCCTACAGCAAAAGAAAGGCTATAGCTAGAAAGATAAGCGTTGCCAAAAGATATTATTTCTCCACTGTTTGGATACAACTTTTCGTCACCCTTAAGATATTCTACTGCGTCAGAACCTTGATCTGGATGATTGTATATGTAGAAGTTATAAGACTTATCGTCTATTCCAGAAAGAAACCCTCCCTCTTGCGTTGGCGGCGTTGGTTCTGGTATATACTGAGGTCTAACATTTAACCCTAAGTAATCTTCATTAATCA